GGGCTCGTCGCCGTGCCAACTCCCTGGCTGATCGGGTCGATCGTGGCGCAGATGGCCAGCTCTTCGCTCATGCGTTGATTGAACATGCAATGATCCTCGTGAAGGGTTGAGACCGGCGAGCTTCAGCGCGCCTGCAGCTGGATGAAGGGGGAGAGCGTGTTGCTGCCCTTGGCCTGAGCGATCACATTGACGATCTTGGGCGAACCGTCCACCCGGAATGTGAGACGGAACGCCGTGGCATCCGCGTCGAAGTACAGATGCATCGAGGTCGCCGTCTCCATGCCGCCGGCGTTGGTGATCGTGCGATACCAGGACAGGTTCACCAGCGACAGGTCGCCCTGCGAGGAGAATGCGGCCACGTGCTGACTGGCATAGAGCGGCCGCCCGGCGAGCATGCCGAGCACGCCGTCGAACGCGCCAGGGTCGAGCTGGATGCCGCCGCGCGCGGCGAGGCCCACAGGCAGATAGATTGGGTAGTTGCCCAGGGTGAGGGTAAACACACTCGGCAGCGCGTCCGGCGTGATGAGCCAGATCGCCCCGTTGTACCCGCCGGGTGGCAGGCGCGCGATCATGTTCATGACATTGGTGGCGCTGACCGTCTTGGTCGCCTGCCCCGTATCCTTGGCCTGCACGACCGCGCAGGTGCCCTGGAAGGCGCCCAGCGGCTGGCCGTTGCCCAGGCCGTTTAGAATCCCCTCATTGACTTTCCAGCGCACCGAGCGGGCCATGAGCGGCGTGATGTAGGCGCCCAGTGCCGGCGCATCGCCCAGCAGCTCGTCCGTCAGCGGCACCAATGCCATGAGCTTGTTCAGGCGCAGGATGTTGGTGCCGAGCTTGGGCTTGGTCTGCGTCGCCACCGAGGCCTCGGCCTGCCAGTATGCGCGCACACCATCCGTGCCCCAGGGCGTGGTCTCATCCTTGGGGAAGACCATCGAGTTGCTCTCGATCGGCGTGTTGTCCGTCAGCGGCAGCAGTGCGTCGTCGGTCAGCGAGAGCGTGAAGATCTCCTTGCTGAACTCCGGAGGCACCAGGAAGCCACCGTCCTGGCCGGAGAGCTCCGAGCCATAGGTGGTCGGGGCCACCGCGCCGATGTGCAGCCGTTTGTCTTTGCCCGGACCGTTGCCTGCGGCGCGCACGGCCTGGGCGAAATCGCCCATGCTGCGAAAGCCGCGCTTCGGATCGCGCACTTCGCCCGGCTCCCCGCCCGTGATCTCCCCGCCACGGTACTCGACCGCGCCGAAGCGGGTCTCCTCGGCAATGAGCTCCTGCTCGCGCTCGATCGATGCGTTGATCATTGCAAGGCTTGTGCGCTCGGCAGAGAAGGAGGTGCTCTCCTCGGCCGTCAGATCGCGCTCAGCCGCGGCCGCCGCGTCATTGATCGCGCGCATGGCCTTGACGTGCTTGGCGCGGCGAGCCTGCAGCTCGCGGAGATTTTTGCTCATGGTCTGATCCTTGAAAGGTTGGAACGTTGCACCGTGTCGAGCGATGGCTCGAGCGCGCGCGTTCAAAGGAACGCGCGGCGCGTGGGCCGGTGCACTGGCCCGAATTCAGCTGGACAGCATATCGATCTCGCGTGCGCGTGCCGCGGCGCGCGAGGCGGCGCCGGCGGAGCTGCGCCGCTGCATGGACTTGACCACCTGGGCGTAGGTGGCGATGCCGTCGACCATGCCGGCCGCCTTCGCATCCGCGGCCAACAGCGTGCGGCCCTGGCCCATGCCGTCGCGCACGGTGGCGACCGGCGCTGCGCGGCCGCGGGCGACGTCAGAGGTGAAGGCCTTGTAGTAGGAGTCGATCTGCGTCTGCAGGAAGGCCTTCGCATCCTCATCGATCGGCATGTAGGGATTGCCCTCGGTCTTGAACTTGCCCGCGCTGATCAGCGTGGTCTTGACCCCGGCCTCATCCAGCGCCTTGCTGAAATCTTCGTGCGCGGTATAGACGCCGATCGAGCCGGCAAGCCCCGAGGGCGTCGCATAGAACTCCGAGGCCTGCGCGCCCAGCCAGTAGGCCGCGGATGCGGCCAGCGAGTTGGCGATTGCCACTACGGACTTCTTCGCGCGCGCGGCGTAAATCTCATCGGCGAGCTCAGCGATGCCGAAGACTCCGCCGCCGGGGGAGTCGATGTCGAGCAGGATGCTCGCGCAGGTGTCATCCTCGATCGCGGCATTCAACTGCTGGCTGATCGATTCGGTAGACGTCGCCCCAGACATCTGCGAGAAGAGGTCCGCGCGCTGCATGATCACGCCATAGATTGGCACCACGGCGATGCCGCCGCCGAGCATCGTATTCACCTGGGTGCGCTGCTGCCGCGCCGCCGAGATGACCCCGTAGTCCTCATCGTCCATCGAGCGGGGAATCTGCCGGTCCCCGAGCTCGCGGCGCGCAAGGATCGCCGCCATCGTGGCGAGCTGTCGCGGCTCGAGCGCCCAGGGCATCGTGAGGAACTCGGCCAGGATGCGCGCGTATCGCATGATCACCTCATCATCAACGTGGCCAGCCGCTCGATGCGCTCGGTGCCGGCGCCCCAGGCCTCCAGCAGCGCGTGCGGATCGGCTGCGGCGGCGAGGAGCTCACGCTGTTCCTCGCACCAGGTGCGCGCCCGCTCAGGCGATGCGGCAAAGGTATCGGCGACAAAATCAACGTGCCGCGCATAGAAGGCCGCCGCGCCGGCGAGCGCGCGGTGGGGCTCGTTCAGATCAAAGAGGCGCGTGAGCGCGCCGATTTCCTTTCGCAGCACGCGCGTCGCGGTTGCGATGCTGATGCGATGTACCGCCGGCGCCGGGCCACGTTCGGGCGGCCCATCGTTCTGCGAGGCCTCATCCTGGCCCTGGCTACCATCCTCGCCGGGTTGCCCCTGACCAGGCCGCTTGTTGCCGCCGCCCATGTTCATCGGGGCTAGCGGCGTGTCGAGTCCTGGCAGCGGCTCATAACCCTCGGCGATTCTCGCCTCATTTCGCGTGAGCCAGCCCGATGTGATGCCGCCGGTATAGTACTGTGTGCGCGAGGCGGCATCTCCGCGCATGAGGTGCGTGAAATCATATTCGACCTGCCAGCCCTCCCCGTCCGGAAGGAAGGTATTCTCAATCGAGGCCTCGAAGCGCTCGGCCCACGGCGCCATCGTGTAGGACATGAATTCGAGCGACTGCTGCTCGATATTCGAGAATGTGCCGCGCGTGAGGTCCGCCACCAGATGAGGCGGCACGCGAAAGATGCGGCAGATGTCGATCACCTGAAACGCGCGCGTCTCCAGGAACTGCGCATCGTTATTCTTGATCGCAAGCTCGTGGTACTTCATGCCGTACTCGAGCACCGCCGTCTTGTGGCGGTTGTTGGCGGTCTGCGCCTTCTGCCAGCTCTCCTTGAAGTTGGCGCGGCTCTCCTTGTCCTTGAACGATGACGGGTGCTCGATCCAGCCCCCGCCCGGACGGGCATCGTTGGCAAAAAAGCGAGCCCCATATTCCTGCACGCCAAGGCCCAAGCCGATGGTCTGGGCGGCGAGCTCGATCGGGGACAGGCCCATGTAGCCATCCGAGGAGAGGCCGCGGATCTGCCAGATCTCCCCCCGAGGCACGATTTCCTCGTGGCCGGCCAGATCCTTGATCTTGTACCGAAAATCCCCGTTCGCGCCGACCTCCATGCGCACCCGGTCGGGCGGCAGCGGCTGCAGGTCGGTGACCTCCCCGTTACCGTCCGCAATGATCCGGTTGTAGGCGTTACCGCGCAGCGCGAGATGTCCCATCATCATCTCGTGCCACTCGAAGCGGTTCTGCCGATCGTTCGGTCGCGAACCCAGGAGCTGATAGAGCCAATGCTGGGTCACATACACGCGCTTGCCGCCGATCTGGCGCGAGAGCTGGAAGGGCAGCATCGCAAAGGTCTCGGCGAGCACCCGCACGCACGCATACACCGCGGCGTGCTTCAACGCCGTCGTGCCCGTGACGGCCATGTTGGAGGCCGTCTGCGAGCCGATGGGCGTGAACCAGAAATCGCCCCACGGGCTGCGATCCTCCGCGCGCGGGAAGATCAACATCTAAGGCGCAGCCCGGGCCGCCGACCAGAGCGTGAGCGCGATCACGAGTGCACCGATGAGCATCAGACCGACCCCGGCGCCGAAGCGCACCCAGGCCCCGGCGCCCATGCAACCGACGCCTGACAGCAGGAAGATATTCAGCGTGAGCGCGACGCGCGGGCTCATGCGACCAGGACCTCGTAGTCGCCGCCGATCCTCGTCTGTCCTTCGCCCTCGACCGCGCGCGTCGCAGCGCCCATGGCCATGACGAGCGCGACCAGGCCGTCAATGCGCCCCGTTGCGCGCGACTTGTCGAGCTTGCGATTGCCGGCGGCGTCGCGTGTGGCGATCGCATTGCTCGCGCACCAGGTGAGGACCGCATGGCCGCCGTGGCGGACGCGGTGACTGACGAGCTCGGCCTCGAAAGTATCGAGCGCCGGGCTCATATCCTTGAAGCCCTGCCCGAAGGGCGTGAGCGGCAGCTCGCGCGCGCGCCGGGCCACGGCGGCCTTCAGCACATCGATGCGCCAGCGATCGAATGCTATGCCGCGCAGATCGAGCGCATCGACCTGACAGAGCAGATGGTCGACCACGAAGTCGTAGTCGACCGAGGCGCCTGGCGAGAGCATGATCAGCCCTTCACGCGCCCACAGGTCATAGGGCACGCGATCGCGCTTGGCGCGCTCGATGAGTCCCACCTGCGGGGCGAAGAACATTGGTCGCACGTCCCACACGCCGAGCTCGTCCTGGGCGGCGAAGACGAGCGCGGTCAGGTCATTGCGCGCCGAGAGGTCCAAGCCGGCCCAGACCACACGCGAGGCAAAGGTCTCGGCGAGCGGCTCGCTCGCGCAGGCCTCCCACGGCCGGCGCGCGACGAAGATCACCGCCTGGCTCGTGCGCTGATTGAGGATAAGGTTGCGATAGCCCGCCTCCTGGCTCGGCATTCGCCGCGCATCCTCGGCTTGCTTCTTCACCTGCGCGGCGTTGAGGAAATCCCCATACGCGGGATTGGCCTGGCGCATCGCGCGCACGCAGAACGGGTCGAGCTCCTCGTCCGCGGTGTAGAGCGAGAGCTTGATGAGCTTGTCGGCACCGCTCTTCGCATCATCGATCAAGACCGACAGCAGGTCCGCATCGGTGGGTGATTGAGTCGAGATGATCACCGAGAGCGGCTCTTCCTGCGCACCGGTGGAGGTCTCGAGCGCCTCGTAGAGCTCGCTGCGCGGTCCGCGCACCTGGCCGAGCTCGTCATGCACGATGAAGACCGGCGATAGGCCGTATTTGGTCTTCACCTCGGCTGAAAGCGCGCAGTAGAGCGTGCCCAGCCGCGGACAGAAAAGCTCCTTGACGCGATCGCGGATCACGACGAATGGATCCAGCGTTGGCGAGAGTCGCACCATCTTCGAGGCCAGGCCGAAGAGCAGCGCCGCCTGGTCCTTGCTCTGCGCCGCGGAGTAGAGCTGGCCGTTGGGACGCGCCTCGACGCCGACGAGATTGAGCAGAAGCAGCGCCGCCGCAAAGGCTGTTTTTCCGTTCTTTCGTCCCATCGACAGAATAAAAGTCCTCGTCGGTGAGTCGTAGATCTTCTTGATATTACGGCGCTGCCAGGCTCGCAGGATTAGCGGCTGGCCGATCAGCTTGCCCTCGGGCACCTTGCAATGCGTCTGTATCCAATCAATCGCGCGGTCCCCGCGCGTTAGCTTTTTGCGACCCACGGCGGCGGAAACTCAGGCGCGTTTTTCTGCGCGGTGGCCGCGCGCTGCGGTGTGTAGCGCGACTGCGGCGTCAATCGCAGTTTCGTCGCCAGCGAACTGCACAGCATCGTCTGCTTGCATTGAAGCGCAATCAATCGCTCGTAACGCTGCAGCTGTTTACTGCTCTTGAGTGAGCACTCCGGTAGTTGAGCGGCGATGCGCTCGCGCTGCTCCACCGCTGCACAGTAGGCCTCGAGCATCCCCTGCGTGGGCAGCGTCAACCATCCGGGTGGCTGGCTCGAGACAATATGCGTCCATATGTGCGCCGCGCTCGCGCTCAGTCGCGCCGGCGGCGCATCCGGACCCACCGGCAGCACCGTCACGGTCGCTAATTGCAGCTGCGCGTGACTTTTTCTGCCCGGTTTGATCATGCGAAGTTTTTGTTACGCTATAGGCACGCGTTT